GCCAAGCTGGTCGTCTTCAATGTCGTTTCTATCGACTTCAATCGTGACTTCCCAGTCATCATTTTTAATGACGTAGTTATCGCCTTCTAGCGACTTGATATTTTTACTGCCAACCCACCGACGCATACGCGGGAAGTTTTTCAGCCATTTATAATCATTATGGCTTCCAGTGGAGGGAACACGCATGGCGATTTCCGTCCACATCAAGAGCGATGCTGCCAGTAACGCCTTGTTAAACGTGGTTTTTAAATTGACGAACAAGCCGTCGAGTGATGTTTTATTTACAATCATGATTCATTTCTCTAAGTTGATTGTTTAGGGCTTCGCGGTGCGCTATCCCAATCTAGTTTTTTGTTACTCGACCCAAACGCCGTCAGCATCCAAACCAACAACAATACCTGCTGCTGAACGAGTCCCTGTACCGTCAGATAAGGCGACTGTTTCATCATCAACGATGTAACAGACCTTGCCGAGTCTGGCTTGTGTCACGGCATTGGCGGCTGAATTTTTCCATTTGAATGCCGCTTTACGCCGCACTAAAATCGTTTGCGCACCATTCGCACCTGCGGTGTTATCCAGTGTTTCTTCAAAACGACCCAAATACGTTAAGGTTGTTGCCGTCGCACCAGGTGTTGCAAAACCAGACGCGTTTGCACAGGCAATCCCGCCCGCAAAACATTCAACGCCCGTTGCCATTGGCACACCAATGATTTCACCGTCTTGTTGTGGCGTGTTTCTATCTGCTGTTAAAGTCATAATTAAGCACCGTATTTTTTAATGTCTTCGATTGAGTTTCCGAACACACCAGCAATTGCTGTTTGTTCGGTGTTCAGCGCAATATCCTGATTTTCAAGTCTGCGATTATCCAAATCACTAGGCTTGGCAATTTCAGGCGCGGAGGCAACAAAGGCTTTAAATCGATCCAGACCGCCTGCCTGTTGACAGTTGGCAACGTGATAATCTTTAGTAGCAGGCGTGATTTTTCCCGCTGCCAATGCCTGATTAATCACGGTGTCAATCTGACCAGTGAGTTGTTGCTGTTCGATTTCAGCAAGTTTGCGCGTTGCCGCACTGGCTTGATTCAATGCAGTGTCATAATCGCCGCGCGGTACAAACTTATCCAGCGGCGGGTTATTGGCGCGGTTATTTGCAATCGCCAATTCACCCTCCGAGGTTTCTTCAGCGGCTTTTAAGTCAGTGATAGCCTTGATGGCATCCTCAATAGTTGCCGTCGCGGGTAAACCCAACACGGCAAGAAGTTTTGTTAAATCCATAGGAGTCTCTGTAGTAGATTGTTCTTGGCTGTTAAGTGCCGTCACTAACAAATTTGCTTTATTAGTCAACGCCACCGATTGGATACCGACAATGCGGCGGGTGTTTTTTTCGTAGATTAAAACAGGGGATAAATAGCGATACTCACGCGCGGCAATTGCCTGACTGCCTGCGTCCGTCCAGTCAACACGCGCCCATATCGAGCCATCAGAGCGACTTTGTAGAGCGACACCCCAGCCAGAAGCGGGAGCTTGGTCACCATTCGGGGCTTTTAATTCAGTTGCGTGCTCAAAATCAAAAACCAGATCACGCCCAGCCTTCTGCAAATCAGTAAAATGGTTCAATACCGCTTGCGGCTCATCATTAATCCATTCGCGACCATCCAGACCTTTAACCTGAACACCTGCGGGAATCAATTCGACCCATTCAGGCACAGCATTATTTTCAGTCGGGGACAGGGCGAGACAAAGGCTGGTAAGTAGTGTTTTAGTTTTCATGGGACACAGAGTAAATCTGCGTCGCTTTTGTCGATAGTAAAGCTGTTTATAGCTTTTTTAGGGATTACTGCGTGATTATTTAAAATACGGGGGTAAAACAGAAGACGAGCATCAAAATTAACAGGGTATTAAAAGGGGGACATAAGGCGTTTTTTACTTTTGGCTACGCTGATATGGGTTAATGACTGAACGAGCTTAAAAATACGTTTTTGTAGGTTGGGTTACGTTTTTTTGTAACCCAACAATCAACTCTTTCTATTCTTCACCCTTTAGCGCATTGACCAACGCCAACGCAACGGCAGCATCAGATAATCTGTCAGCGACCTTGGTTGCCATGCCTGCCAATCTTATCTGTCCTGCATTGGTATCCCAACCAGGAGTAATACCTTTGGGGACTTGCTCAACAGCCCCGGTGCGTTTATTAACCCACTCCACCGTCTCGATTTCAGGCGACTCAGTAGAATAGCCCTCACTTTCACTCAGGTCAGCATACTCCGAACGACTGACCTGCCGCACCCAGCACTTACAACGATACCCGTTAGGCGGGTAATAAATCCCCCACCACGGATCATCGGCAGACAATAATGTGTTATTGATTGCCTCATGTTCAGGACGATGTTTTCTCGACGGGCCTAACTGATACAGTAAATAAGGCATTAGGTCTTTAGTGCGTTGAATACGCGACCATGCGCCAGCTGCGCGTGCAGTGCGAATATTGGCATCATAAATAATCTTTAATCGTCTGGGGCTACCCAGTTGTGCCGCAACGGTTTTACCCGTGAGCGGGTCAACCATATCCTGAACACCCCACCAGCCCTTCTGTACCAAAATCGGCTTAAGCTCTTTTTGGAATTGTGCAAAGGTCTTGCCCTCGGCAATCGCACTGGCAACTGCACCGTGTAGGTCTTCTAAAATATCCACCTGCATTGCCTTGGCAACCGTGAACATATAAGCGTGTTCTTCACGCCACACATCGCGATAGTCAAAGCCGATGGTTAATTTCTTGACAGCAAAGAAGTCGATAGCGTCTTTAGGTACAGGTTTGTTAAATACCTCACCACCCATAATCGCCATCTCCCAAGCCACGCGCTTTAAACGTAGCCAATGCCAGTGATTCAATCAAGGCGTTAGCATCAGTAGTGCGGGTTAATTCTATCAGCCCTGTTAAAAAGTCTTTATAGCTGGCTGAATTAGCCGCTAATGCTTCAATGGGACTAATCACGGGAGTCATCACTCTTTCCCAGCCGCCCAGCGCATCTTCTGCCAATAAATCCAGTTCATCAGAGACCTCGCTTTGGCTGGTGTTTAACGCAGTCACATGATTAGCCGCCGTAGGCTGGGGATTACCCGCATTACTCACAACAGGCGCACCCAATAATTTACACTTGGTATTGCCGCCGCTGTCACGATCAGGATCAGGCAAACCGAACTTGTCACGAATAACCGACTGTTCAACCTCAAGACCCAGCGGCACTAACTTTTCTAATGCAGTGACTAATAATGCTAAATCTTCATTATCAGGCACATAAACGCAGACCTGCGGGTAGTGTTCCTGCACGCCATAATTCAAATCTATAAATGACTTAACAAAGTGGCGATTCAGCGTAGAACTTAGCTGTTTGGCATCGGCTTTAACAATATCCAGCCGTACTTCATTATGGACATTTGCCTGTGCCTGAGAGCTGCCATCATCGGAAGTCATGGTTTGACCCAGTACCGCCTTGGAGATTTGCCCGTCCAAATACTGCGCCAACTCTTTAAAGATACTCGTTCCGCCCCCTGTCGTTGAGGCTTGCACAAATTCAATCTTCATTGATTCTGGGATTACCGCCCCCGCATCACTGGCGATATTGCTGATTGCATTGACCAGCGTATCAATTTCATCTTCCGTTGCACCACGCCCGTATTTACCTACGCGCAACGGCAAGCCGAATATATCCGCAAACGCCATCCAGTCTTTTAATGCCCATGTCTTGCACATATACGATATAGCAGACAAGCGAGCCAAGCCAGACCGTACTGTCAGACCTGATTTAATCTTAGGCGTATGAACAATAAAGCGGTGCAGTTCAAGCGCGAGTCCGTTAATCATGTCGGCTTCATCCAGCAAGCGTAACTCAGTACCCGTCTCTCTATCCCATAGAAAGAAATGCGGGTCACGCCACTTAAACTCAGGTTGCCAGAACTGCCCGCGTTGCCAGATTATCTCGACCACAGAAAAGCCTTTTCCCAGTGCGTCTAGCAGATCATCAACCGCCTCGCCAAATTCAGCGCGTTCCACTTGGTCACGCACCGCATCGGCAAGCGCAATATCACGCGGGTCATCACTGGCAGACTCAACTGTGACATCCAAACCAGAGACGGCTAACTTGCGGGTGCGTAACACTGAACCATAATGAGCGTCACGCTCTTCCATTTGTTCTGCCAAACTTAAATAGGCATGATGGTCGCCTGTTTCAGCGGCCTGTAAAATAGCAGACAGTCGCTGTGGCGTTAAGCTACTGCTAACTGCTCCAGTTCCCCATGTATTTCTAACACCTGTTAATGACGATCTAGCCAGTTCAGTTGATAGGTTCGCCGCTTTTATCGGCTTACCGTATTTGTCTACAATTGCCACTTACCAACTCCTTTTTGAATTTGCGAACCCAGCGGTCGTGCGAATAGTGCGTTGACGACTGTCGTCGTCACGGTCTTGTAATGCGGCGACAGGGATATAGCGATACTCCACATAATCTATTAATGACGCAAACCACGCCATTAACAAGGCAATCGCCACGTCACCATGACGGTCTTTATTTTCACCCGTCTTAATATCAGGCACTTTAGGAATCCCGCTCACCAGCTGCACCGCGCGTAAATCATTCATTACGTCAGCGTCTTTAGGGATTTGCAGTTGCTGATCTTCAAACGCGGCTTTGAGTTTAGGGAAGTTTTCCAGATAAAACGACTGGGTAAGCATCACTTGCTGAATACATGAGCCATAGCGATAGCCCGCCTGTTCTGCCAAATACTGCCCATTGCCGCGTGCATCTAATGCCGCCGCTGTAAAGCGTGGCAAGCGGTCAATGATGTAATACAGGATTTGTTCCTGATTCTTGAACGGCAAATTAAACAGCTCAACAATAAACGGCACACTGCGGTTAAGGTTCTGTTCTATTGCCATTGGCAGCATGACCGTCAAGTCACCACTACGCGCAAAATCTTCGCCTAAACAATGCTGACAATGGGGATTTAAAGCGGCTAAAAGCGGCTTTAATTCAGCGTCGCACCATTCGTTTATGTCAGCAATACGGATATGCTCAGGCAAGGCATTAAAGGTTTCAGTACCTTTATATCTGACAATCGGTGCGTCAACCATCGCTGCTTCAATCATCAAGCGCGATAAATACGCACCGCCTGACTGACTGGGGACACAAAAGTATTCTTCATCAGCAGCTTCTTTGCTGGGTGCGTTGGCAATAGTCTTAGCACGCCACGCGGCTTCGGCTTTAATACTCCACTGTTTGCCATTAACAAAGCAGATTCGTTTAAATAAGCCATCACTCAGCGCATCATCCAGCGTAACACGGTGAATGCTGTACGGCTTGCGTCCTGCTCTGGCATCTTCTAAGTAATGGTTGTATTCATTATCTACGCCGTTATGCGTACTAATAATACGGACTCTCGCACCCCACATAGTCAACGCCATCGCCGCTTTTAACAGATCATGCAATGAGTCATGAAATGCCGCCTCATCAATCACTACATCGCCCTGCATCCCTCTTAAGTTAGAGGGGCGCGAAGATAATGCGGATATTTTGAAACCCGTCTGAGGAAACCTGACTGTATAAGAAAGTATCTCTTTAGTACCGTCCTCATCTTTAAAGATACTTTCTTCAACAGCGAGGGCAATCTGGTTAAATGCCTTGGCAAACAGCGATACAGCCGCAATGTATTCCAATGCCATCTCCTGCCGCGAACCGACATAAAAAACATTCCGTCCTCCGCGTGACTTAGGTTTAGAAGCCGTGACTACATTTGCTGCCGCTTCTGCCCACGTCAAGCCAGTACGGCGTGACTTTTCAGCAATCTTGACTTCGGATTCATCCTCAAACCAGCGAGCCTGATACGGTAATAGTACAGGCTCGTTGGCAGGGAAGTTGTCAGCGGTACTTAGCTCCATTATTTCCCAACTGCCTTAGTTTCAACACCTTTCAATTTCTCAGCAGTTCTTAATCCGCCGATACCCAACAATCCCATAAGGATATTATTAGCTGTCGTAGGATCAATA